TCTGATAACATACGCTCTCCCAGTAAAAGATCTTCTTGCCACACAGATACTGAATCTGTAATTGTTAAAAATGTACGCTGCTTCTGATTAATCTTGAAAAAAGTAAGAGGATCCTTTAAAAAGGGTCGTCCGTTTAATACTGTAAATGTATCTTGTATACGCGAATCCATATGTCTATGGTATGTACACGGTATATATCTTTATGTGTTATTCTGATTATTTACTGTTTCCAGTGATTTCCACAGTTGACACATGTAATGAACTTTGTCATAGGTTCATCCGCAGAACGAGTCTGAAGCTCATAAAAGGTTGCCTCACGCTTATGACAGCGGCCGCATTTGAACATATCTGTCGCCATTGCCTTGTTTCCTTCCAATTGCTGCTGCTCTCGAAGAAGCATACGATCTCTCATACCTGTATATAGTGCAGGAGCATAGTCAATACAAGACATAGATGCCAAATGATCTATTTCCAAATCTTTATTCAACAATTTTGTACGAAGATGTTCATTTTGTACATAACTTGACGGATCTAAATTACTTATAATTCTTCTAGCAGAATTCATATAACATAACTGGAATAGACTATTTTCAAAATGTTTCATTACATATTTCGTATCTGCATCCAATAGTGCATTTTTTAGAATTGTTTGTTCTAGCTGAATCTGTTCATCGTCTGTGAAGAGTGATACAAGAGTTCGTTGAATTTGTTCTAGTGTATGTGTACGAAATGTGTGTTCCTTCGAATCATCCGACGGAATAGGGTCGATTGTTTCAATTTGATGAAGTCCAGATTGCATAAGAAGTGTTTGCTGTTTTGCACGACCTGTATTTTGTACCACAGTTAGATTTGGTTTTAGTGCCTTTTTCTTTGAGGATGTACGAGACTTTACGGGAACAACTTCTTCGTATTCATCTTCTCCACCCATCACCAATTCATCTTCCTCCTCATCTTCCTCTTCCTCCTCATCTTCTTCTAGTTCTTCTTCCTCTATTCCTCCTGTTTCATCTTCAGGAACACCATATTCTTCTGCTGCCTTTTTTTTGGCAGAGGGTACATCAGCAGCCAATTCCTCTTCTACTTCCTCCTCCTCATCCTCTTCATCCTCGTCCTCATCTTCTTCCAACTCTTCAAACCCCCCAAACGCCTTTTGGTAAAATTTCTCATATTGTTCTGGAGTAAATAGTACAGGATGTTCCCAAGATGTATGCTTCTTACTCGCTACAAGAAGAATATCACCAAAGTATAGTGTTTCATCATAAGGGGGTGGAAGTTCATGTTTATTTTCCGTACCTGCTTTTCCATTTGTATATCCGAATAATGTAAGGGTATACTGACCAAACTCATACGTTCCTAGTACTTGACATGCTGTCTTTTTCTTCATACATTTTTGAACATTATCCATTGTAAATGGCATCTTAGAAGATCCATCCTGTAATTTTACACGTTTAACGTCTCCCTTTGATTCGAGACAAAGACCATATAGTATAGAAGAAGACATTCTAGAGTTATAGAAGGAGTACTGTTTAAAGTAGTTTCAATTTTATACTATAGATATATATGATTCGTATTTATTGGAATACACCTCGAAGTTCTGAAGAGACTGTTGTATTTGCTTCATCATGTAATCAAATACAACACTGGGAAGGGGGTTGGTGGTTTGCAGAAGATGACCTACAGTCCTCAAAGCGGTCTGTATTTGAAATACTCGATCGCATTTGTCCTATAGAATCTAGCTGTAATGAAGTATTAGAACTATTAAAACCATTGCCAGATAATTTTATACATTCTCCGTGTTGGAAGGGGGAAGATCAGACTTGGCATCTTCATTCGTCGAAGGAGTTGGTACAACATCAGGTGTTGGAACCTCGGGTACCTGTTTCAGAACAATCCGAGGTTTTACATCGACTTGTATTTCCTTTTGAAGCTGCCCCTTTGGCACTGGCAATGCTACCGGAACTTCCACTTTCAGACATGATGAACAAGTTAGTAAATGAAACAGTTCACAGCATTGAGTCCAACTATCGTTCTTCACAGGCTGTACACGAGTCGCAGTTGATGCGACCTCAACAACCTGTACTACAGAATACAAATACTTTTGTAAAAGAGCAAACGATTCCTCGGTCTTCTGGGAAACAGAAGGGTTCGCAAGGCACATCGCCTCCTTCACATCCTGAAAAATCTGAGACAAGAGCTTACATTTCTCCTCCTTCGAAAGCAATTCAAAGTGGTGTACTTTGCTCGCCAATGACCCTTCCAAAAAAATCACATCTCCGAAAGTCACCTCAGGCTCGGAAAGAACATCACAAACCTCCTTCACAAAGGAATCATACAGCGTTTGTTTCAAAAGAATGCCTGATAGATCCACGTGAGTCATAACTTGTTCTAGAGCCTGTAAGGAAAAAAACCATCTTCTTTTTTCCACGCAGATTCAGATGTGGCAACGTTTGGTAATAGGGTTTCTTTTAGCAGTAGGCGCTTACTTTGTTGTAAAATATTTTTCGGCAGAAGGATTTACAAATTGGGTTTCTGTCGTAGAAGTTCCTTCGTTTGCGCCCTTGGTACAGGAACCGCCTCCTCGAATGGATGCGGTAGTGGCAAGCGGTGGTCCCAATTCTCCTGCAATAGCTCCTCCACGCAACATGCCACCCAAACTAGTTCCTCCTCCCGAAGCAAGTGATCCCTATGAGGAAACTACAGAAGCCGCCGATGCCCCTGAATCCGTACGAAATCCTGAAAGAAGTTTTAGTCCTGGAATTGTTCCCGAACAAACTGCTATTGCGTCAGCTTCTGGAATAGCAGGTCCTCCTGCAACAAGTTCCCAAGCCTTCCAACACTTTGGCCCTGAACTTGTAAGCAACGGTGGAAATTTTTTTGGAAATGTGAGTGCCCTTGAAGATGAAAATCCCAACTACTCCGCCTTCTAAACATTCCATTTGAATCGCAATAATTAAATATATGTATAGAGTAAAGAATGGACATTTTTACAAGTTTATTCTGGCTCAGTTCTATACTCTTTGTTGTGCTATCAGTGTACTTATTATGCTGTACAAAAAGGACTCCTGTATTCTATGCACAGATTGCATCTGGCGGTGCTATGTTTGCAACTAGTAAAATTGGGCGCAAGTTTTTAGGACTCGAATAATCCATACCCATATAAACACTTTTCACTAAGAATAGTTAGAAGAAACCTACTACAAACATGTTGAATTATCAATCTGTTCGTAGCAGCGAACCCCAAATTCGTAGCAATCCTGCCTTGAAACAGCTTGGTTCTAAAACAGGATTTCAGTCCAAACTTTCTACACTCTTGGAATCCTACCCTTTACCATTTCCCACCTTTCAGCTTGTCAAAGAAGCAAGTCAAACCGCCCTTCAAACACAGCAACACTATGCCTGGGTACGTCCTAGCCACCTACGAGCCCAATGGCTCATTTTGGCCGATGGATTTCCAGCACTCTTGTACGATCCAAAACATATGGATCGTCTTTCCAGCATTCGTATTTCATTCGATACAAGGCAAGTTCAACAGATTGGACCCATAGTCTGCGAAGTAGCATGGGATGCACAAGATCATATTTTATGGATTTTCGATATAGCCTTATGGGAAAAACAACTCCTATGGGGATCAATGCCCTATTCCAAACGATGGAATCATGTGAAAACACTCTTCGGTTCAATTCTAGATCCTGGACATCCAATGTCTGATGCTGAAATAAAACTTCCTAATTGGATATCTCTATCTGAACTAGCAGTATTGCCATCTCTTGATCCAGCAATGTCTGTTGAATTTCAACCAGAAAAAGCAGGTCAACGACGACAATTGTATCTAGTAAAGGACGATGGTATACGATTCAAACCATCAACCCATCATGAACGAAAAATGGTTGCAGATAGTAAACCACGCAATACTAGACAACAACAGCAACAACCGTCTCTGGGGTTGTGTGCGTTTATTCTTGATGAGCCATCGGCTCCTATAGAAGCATCTAACCTTCAACATGTTAGTCAACCAACTCAACCATCCGTCAGCCAAATTCGATGTACATTATACAAGGATAAAACAAGTAAAGCACCTGATACATATCGCCTAACATCGTCTTCAGGAGAATCACTTGGTCTTGCTGCAATTCGTAGTTTAGAACTAAGTAAGCAATTACGAGAATCGTTTCTAATCAAGGAAACACTTACTGTAGAAGTTCAATGGTACGAACCCTTTCAGAAATATCAGGTAAAAGCAATCATATAAAATAACTCGGAATGAATAATAGCTCTTCGTGCTATTCGAATCCGCTCTGACGTACGTGCCAATTGCCCCTCTTCCATTTCTTCATACAATTTTGCCCATCGTTGTTTTTCTCGTTTTGCTGTTGTTCGGCTTGATATATCCAAGAAAGGTAGACGTATACCCTGTACATCAAAATGTTCTATAGATGCTATAATACTTTCGCGATGTTCTGTCCAATCTGCTGCGGTTTTATATCGGCGCAATAAAAGGCTCAAAAACGCATATGTATATGCTGATCGCTCAAGGAGTGACTCGCGTGAAATTGTGAGTGTCATTAAAAACAGTGTACGCCATGGCATTTGGGTTGCAATAGAGATAGGTGCTCGACAAATCGGACACGACCGTTTATGTGCCAACCATATATTAATACAAATTACATGAAATTTATGCCCACAGTTCTCTGGTTCTACGACTGTATGAATTGGCTCCATTATTTCGTGACAAATCACACAAATAGATGCTGACTCAGCCATCTATTTCTTTCTATAGAGAGGCAGAAATTCTTTAGTCTCTATAGAAAGAATGGATCCCCGTTCAAATTCAAGAAAAGGGCGCGCCCAACGACGCACAGGATGCAGTCGTAATCGAAAATTCTATGGTGGAGGTTTAGGAACTTCCTATGGATTTGGAGGCTCTGTAGACCCCGCAAACCCAAGTATTGGAAATGCAGCAGAAGTCGTAAAATTCTCTAGCTGTGGCAATGCTACTCCTACTGGCTTCTTATCCGATACTGGAACGAAGGGTGGTCTTCCCGGATTTGCTGGTGGTGGTCGTCGTAGACGCCGTTCTACACGACGTAGGCGTGCTATGTATGGCGGAACCTATACAACTGTTCCAAATGTAGTAGGGGATTCTAAGATTGCATTTGTCGAGAACTCCTACACCGGTTGTGGCGAAGGCCAGTATGCCCAGCCCAATATTTCCGTCCAGCAACCTCCAGCACCAGGATATCCTACTAGCTTCTTAACAGCTCCACCTGGACTTGTACCATCTCCCTCTCCTGGAGCCCCCTTTACACTACAAAAAGGCGGAGCTCCCGTAGGTGGAAATACCTATGCGGCAGATGCTATGGTGTATCAAGCTCCGCGTTCAGGATACACCGACCTGCTAGATTCAAGCGGTCCTACTGCAGCAGGACCTCCCTTTAGCATTCACACTCCTTACTCTCCCCAACCTCAGCCGAGCCCTGCGTGCTTGAAGACCGGTGGCGGGTATCGTAAGAAGAAGGGTCGTAAGGGGTCACGGAAGAATCGTAAGAACAAGCATCGCAAGAACAAGTCCCGCAGCACAAGGCGTAAATAGACTTACAGAACGTAGCAAGGATACATTCTGTGATAAATAGGAATATACATTCACACATACTTATTCATCTATAATACAACACCCTCCTTGAGGTTTAGATTGTTCTTCTTCTGAATCTGATTCCTTTGACAACTCCTTTGGATCATAGGATTCAAACTCTAGTTTGTAGCCACAAGCCTTATAAAAGGCTCGTCGCTTCCTCCATTGACCTTGATACACTCCATGACTATCCACTATATCCACAATCATTGGCGCCACCTTTCTAGCATCTGGCCTTTCTCGTAAAATACGGCCTACAGACTGCTCAATCTTCTTTCGTGGACTTGCTAGAATGACTGTATTGAGACTTTTTATATTCATAGCTTCGGATGCCATCGCATACGATGCTAGTAATATAAGCGCATCTCGACCAGCTGCTTCTCGTACAGCCTCTTTCATTCCTCCAATATAGTATCCGATTGATAAGGATGGATTTGCCGACTGAAGCATAGTTTCAATAGCTTGGAGCTGTGTAATACGTTCTGCCAAGACAAGTATACGTCGTAACGGATCTTTGCACAAGGAAAGAAGTTGGGAAGCAATCCAAGTATTTCGCTCTTCACATGTAACAATCTGTCCCAGCAATCTTGCAAGAACTGCTTCACCTTTATAGTCTACCGGAACGATTGTATATGAGGGTCTATCAAGTGTAAATCGCAAGACTTTTACAAGTACGGTAGAATCTGCCTCGCGCTGTTTTTCCCAGTAGACCGGAGGGCCAATATACCATTCAAAGACTTTGGACAATCCATCGTCGCGAGTCGGAGTTGCCGAAAGTCCTAGAAGATACTTTGTCTGAATTTTCAACAATGCTTGACTGAAATTACTTGCTCCAAGATGGTGGCATTCGTCAAATATTGTAAACCCGTATGTTCGAAAGGTTCCATCTGGATATGTTTTTTGCACCAAACTCTGAATCATACAAATCGTACAATCAAACTTGGCAGGATCGACTTCTGCTTTTGTTCCTTGTAGGATTCCAATCCGAAGTCCTGGAAAGAAGGCTTCCATCTCTCCCTTCCACTGATTCAGCAAGAACTCCTTATCTACAACTACCAAGAAACGTCGTCCTAGTCGAGCAGCCAAGGATAATGCCATAAATGTCTTTCCCTTTCCGCACGGAACACAAATTAATCCATTTGATCCAGCGTCTATGAATTTCTGTAAAATCACTTCCTGATAATCAAATGGCTTCCCTGTAAACTGTATCGAGGGTGGCAAAAGACCCCCTTCCGGCAATCCATCAGCCTCTTCTTGACCAAACTTCTCTCGTGCCCAAAAGCGTGGCAAATAAAAGCGCAAAGGACTCTCAAAATAGACCGCAAATGATTTTCCAGCCACTGCGACACGCGATTGCGGAGCTGGGGCAACCGTTAATTGAGTCCGTATCATCCGTTGCTGATCTTGTGTAAGAGAGTCCTTACGTATCGCATACCCCTTTGCCGTTAATACTCGAGTATATGTATCCATTGGTATAGTTAGTTGTGAGTATAGAAGAAACTTTCTACAAGTCAATTTTACCTTACTCCAATCAGAGAATGTCCGGCTTTCCTAAGCTCCTAGCACTTCATTCATCCATTCTTGTAGGTCTTATCGTAGCATTTTTCAGTATTCCAGTCTTACCAAAGGATATTTTACTTGTAACAGATTTATTTCTTATACGCCTTGTACTTTTAGTAGGACTGTTTTGTTTAGCATGTATGCACCCTATCCTTGGTGTAGCAGGGTTTATCGTTGTAGCAATGCTCTTTATAGAACGTAATAAAGCGAAAATGATGTATTTAGAAACAGTTATGCAGCAAAGCACTCCTGAATCTCCAGCAATTGCCTCCATTGTCACTCCTCCTACTGCCCCGCCTCAACCTGTATTTACAACTGCCACCACTGGCTCTATATCCTTTTCTCCAGAGGAAGAAACAGGAGACAATTCCTTTTCTCCCGTTGCACCTTCCCTCAATCAAAAACGCCCACTACCTACCGAAACATCCAGTGGTTCCGATAAAGCAATTCAACAACTCTTTGCTGGTGTAAATACATCTTTAATGGAACAAGTATAATCATTTAATATTTTATATTATACAAGTCTATAAAATAGAATTGTATAGTAATTTATTCGAGATGTAGGACTAGACTCCATACGTTCCTCGTGTATAATTAAAATAATTTTGTATTGCTGCTGGATTCATGACAACATTATATATAGAAACTTCTCCAACTTCTCCTTGTATATATCCACCTCCTGCATCTCCGCCAATATAAATTGGATTACTTGTATTTACAGCATTGGGCCCTCCCTGATCACCAAAAAGCGTACCGTTTTTGTATCCATATATATACCCATTTCCTATTGTAAAACTATACAAGGACCATGTATTTGTTGTAACAGTTCCAGTATTTATAAACGCAAATCCACCAGCAAATGCTCCAACTTCTATGGCATGACTATTATACACGTACTCTATATTTACTAAATTTCCAACTTGATATCCACCAGGTCCAAACTGTTGTGCCACAATAGTAGGGTACGTGGTAGGAATAGCTGTTTCTTTATACCATAGATGTACTGTATAATGCGAATAGGATACCATCAAAGCATCTGGAGTTGGAAATGACCAAACAGTAGCACCATCAAAGACAATTCCATTTCCAGCTTGATTTTTCGCAATAGTGCCCTGTGACAGTGTTGCTCCAGTGACAGTATCTCCATAGAGCGAGGTATTACTCCAAGTTCCTGTTCCACTATACGAATCTGCACTAAGACGAAGTATGCTTTGATAGTAATAGAATGTTGGCGAATATCCAGGATCATTAATAGCTGTTAGAAAACAGTCATATAATACACTAGAACCACTTAATGAATATGTAGTTGTAGTCCCATACAAGGATTTTGCAACAGAAGCCCCTGAATAGATTTGATAGGCTTTTAGTATATACCATTTAATCGTTGCTCCTCCATTTGAGCCAGGAATCCAATCTAAGATGGTATCCGTGACAGTCGATGTGTATGTAAATGTATCTATTGGATACGGTTTATTCCCAGGTTGAACTGTACGAAATTGACTATACGATCCAACTCCTATTGCATTACTTGCGGCTATTTGAAATGTATAGTCTATTCCATTTGTCAAGGACGAGATTCTTGTGGAAAATTCATTTGAATTAAATACATAGGATGTAGGCGTAGGAGAACTTTGTTGTAAACTGTAACCAGTTATAGGCGAACCACCGTCGGATAGAGGGGTTGTCCAATAGAATGTGAGCGCAGTATCAGTACAATAAGGTCGAATTAATTGCGGGCTATTGTTTGTGAGGACAATAGTCCCTGGTACAGTCGCCATTCTATAATGTACTGTTATTTAGTACGCTCTAAATTTATAGGTTGATCATCTAGAACAAAGGTTAAATTTTCAATAATTGCGTTTGCAGGTTGATACCAAGGATCTGATAAATAGAATATGTATCCTGTACCTGTAGGTCGTTTTGTAGGCTGCGTTGCCGCATATTGTCTTGAGTCTACACTTACTGCTACACTTGTATCTTTTGCCACAATACTTACACGTGTCTTTTTTCCTATAGGCAATGAATCTGTATCAAGTCCCCAGTTTGCGTTACTCGTATCACCAATTCGTATGTGAAGTCTTGTATCATTTGGCCATAAGAATATCGCAGGTGCACGCGAACCATCTGTTCCAGTCGATACGTGAAGAATAGATGTCCATGGAGCCAGTACGCCTTGTATGGTTATATCAAATGATAATACATAATCTCCCTTTGAAATATTAAACGTAGCTAATTTATTATTTTGATACAAAGGCCATATAGAATTAACTGGTGTAGATGTAGCACACATTTCAGTTGTTACTTGTTTTTGTACAACTGTTCGATCTATCTTATGGGTATTTATTATATTTGTTACTTCATTTATAATGTACATAACTTCTTCTTGAAATGGTGCTGCATCTTTTACTCGTTCCTTGAGTATATCAGCATTCCATGCGATTTCTTCATCTAAGAGTGCTTTAAATGCATCAATTGCCGCTCGAGGAACAAGTCGTTTATCTATTGATCCAACTTTTGCATACGCGGCTTTCATATAGTTTAATACTTGTTTGAATTTTTCCTCGAAATCACTTCTCATCCATTCAAGAACCCACGTATCAATTGGTCCAAACCATTTACGTCTACGAGAATTTCCTCCGCAGATTGGATATTTACCACTGCCGCTGAATGTACAAACGACTGTTCCATCGCAATGATTTCCATTTACTTGTCCAGAACAACAGTTTGTATTTCCAAGACGATCTGTATATGTCTTTGTATCAATTGGGCACATTGTTGTTCCTGTAGATTCTGCGCTAAACCCTTCCACTTGTGATGCCGAGCAACATTGATCTGGTATGAGTTTCACAAGAATCATGGCAAAGACTACACAAACAATACCTATACCAAATTTTGGTAACTGTGATTTATTTGAACTAAATACTAATAACAATATGAATATTACTAGTATGGATATAAAAATAATGAATATAGGATCCATCCTGTTTCCTTCTCCTATACTGGGTTTATTTTTTGGAAAAGAATGTAAATGGATATTCAGCAACTTTTCCTATCTTTTTTCCTATCGATGTTGTGGGAGCCCATGCATTTGGTACAGGGGTTGCTGGTGATACTGGAGCTACTGGAGCTACTGGGGCTGCTGGTGGTACTGGTAACGGCGGTGGTGGTGTCACACCTGTAATATTTGTCGGTAACATTTTTTCCATAGTTTGTACAACTGTATCTGCGGACGGCAAGTTCTGGGATTTTCGAGTTAACATCCAAGAAAAAAAGATAGATATTACACCTGCTAACAAACATCCTCCAATAATACATCCAATAATTACACAAATTCGTAAGAGCATTT